CCAGAGGCGTTCCAATCGGTGTTGATCGCACGGCTGGACTGGACCAGCGTGTAGTACACCTCGGGGCTGCACACCAGCACGCGACCGTCAGAAGGAATGTCCTTCTCGTCCATGGCCTGGGCAGCAGCGAAGGCTGCAGCAACCAGATCGTCGGGAGTAGGAGTCGCCTTGTTGAGGTCGATCCGGGTGCCAACGCGGTACGGATCGTCGGGGCTCAGACCTGCAGGCAGGTTGGCGGTCAGGTCGCTGGTTGCGGTGCGAGCGCCAAGGGTGAGAACACGAGCGATGCGCTTGTCCATCTCACGAGCAAGGGCCTGGCCCAGCTCGGTTGAGTAGATGCGGCGAATGTCGTAGTGGTTCTTGGCCTCATCCAGATCGTACAGAGCTGCATCAGCAATGAGCAGATCGTCGATCTTGATGACAACCTCATTCTGAGCCATGTTGCCCTGGCCCTCGATCATCTTGCCAGGCGTGTGATACCTGGCAGTGAAGCGACCAGTTACAGGAAACTGTGCGCTCTTTCCATTTTGGATGGTGCGAGCTTGCACAAACTGCTCCATGATGCAGTTGCGCTTGAACGCTTGAAGCACCTCTCCGCTAAATACTTTGAGGAACAGCGCGTTGTCCTTTGCCCACGTGCCGCCGTCATTGTTGATAACGCCGGGCCGGGACAGTGTTACGTCAGGTGCAGCCACCTTCGGTCTCCATGTCAGGGTGAATAGTGTTGATCAACATTGAGGCTTCATGCCTCCCACTCACCACACTTGGGGTGTCGGCGTACCGAGCCCAGGGCAGATCAGTGTTGTTCGATCTGCCCCTATTTCTACATCACAATCAACGGGCCTGGAAGACGTTGCTCACTGCAATGCGTCTCTCAACTTCTCTGATGTATGCAGGGTCTGGGTTCTGACCGCTATACCGCGGGTCATTCATTGCCTCAATCACCTGTGCCTCACTGGCAAATCCCTTCACCTCCTGGCTGGGAGCGCGGCCACCTGACAGCTTTGGCTCATAGCCATTCGCCATCATGAAGTCGTACTGCAACCCCTTCAGCTGATTCAGGATTGCCCCTTCATCACCTGCTGCCAATGCAGAGTTGAACGCATTCACCCGTTCGGTTGGCAGGTTCTGTGATGCCCAGCCAGCAACACGTTGATACTGCTGTTCACCGCCGGCTTGTTCCAGCAACTTCGTGCGGATCTGCTCAGCCCGCTCGACACTGATGCTAGAGCCCTGCTCTTCAGCCGGCTCTTCATTCTCCTGATCCTGAGCCCCAGGCTGCTGCTCCTGCGCGGGCGGTGCAGCCTGCCCGTTCTTCAGCCTGGTGTACTCAGCCTGCAGGCTTTGGTAGGCCTGGGCCAGGTCATCAACGCTGTTGTACTTACCAAGGATCGGCGCGTTCTCGGTGCCGCCGGTCGCCTCGTCATACAGCTCAGCCCGTGCTGCATCAACACGAGCTGATTCCTCAGCAGCAAAAGAGGATGACTCAAATGAGCCATCCTGTCCGACTGTTACTTCAGGCATTGGTAAACCCGTTGCGAATGATCATGTGACCGTCGCCACTGGGGTATGGCACGCGATGCGTGCCAGCTGGTAGATCAGACGACGGCTTCTGCTGGCCCTGTTGCAGCTGCTGGTGATCCTGCTGCTGCTCCTGTATCACCTGGGCCAGCTGTTCCTCCTCCGGGTTGCGGCGGCGCCGTGACTCCATTCTGGATTGCTCCTTGAGTAAGCTGCTGCGCCAACATAGCCTGTTGTTGCTGTGCTTGCTCGGCTTGTAATTGCTGCTCTTCTTTCACAAGGCCAGCAATGTCAATGCCATCACTCGCTGCAAACCTACGGATCAACTCACTGGGGTTGATGTATTGCAGGAACTGCTCAGGCCCAAGGCTCGCTGCCACCACCTGCAGGAAGTTCGTCAGTCGCTGCTTGTCATTCCCCCTGCCAATCGCCTCCAGGCCAGTGGTGACCTGAGGCTCCACCAGTCCCTTCGGCACAGCAGGCATCTCACCAGCACGCTCCATCAGGTGCATCACCCGCCGGATCAACGGGATCTGCAGCTCTGAACTCAGGATCGAGTACACCCCGCCCAGCCCCTGCTCCAGCTGCTCCGCCATCAACCGGATCTCCTCAGCTGTCACCCGTTCAGCATCCCGCTGCACTGCCTCGTTGGTGAGGAAGGTGAAGTTCAGCCGGCGCTCCAACAGCTGGATCGTCTGCAGCGCCGTGGTGAAGTCGTTGCTCTTCTGGACCTGCAGCGCCTCCACATCAGCAGCGTTGCCCGCAACGATCGCTCCGTTCTCAGCACGGGCCAACACGTCAGCACGGGTGGTGCCGTTGGGATTCACCAGGAACAACGCCTTGGCTGCGATCAAGCTGCCCTGCACGATCGCCTTGTTCAGACTCTCCAGGCTTTGCAGATCACCAATCACCTCCTCCACCAGGGAGCGCCCGTAGCTTTCACCAGCAATGCGGTGCAACCTCAGCGGAATCCAGGGGCTTGACTCAATCCTGCTGAAGCCAGCCGTGCCTGGGATCTTCTTGCCGTTGTATTCCTGATACCACTCAACGGCACGATCACCGTTGGCTGGGTCAATCGAGACGTAGGTGTAGAGATCACGCGGCTGCTCATCATCACCGTCTTGCGTGGTGTCAGCGCCGGCAGGCAGGTGGCGTGGTGTCACCATTTCGCGGATCACCATCTCGGTGACGTTGCCCTCGGGGTCACGATCAACAACGAATGACCGCAGGCCATACATCCTGATGTTGTCCTCACCGATGTAGATGAGTGCGTTGCCGCCAACGATCAGATGCTTGATCGCTTCAAACAGAGCGGGCCGTGCCTGCAGCTGATCCATCCGTTGCAGGATCTGCCGCTCCATGGAAGCCAGGCCAACATCCAGCTCGGTCATCAGGCCCTGCGGGTCAGCACCTGTCCGTTCGATGTAGCCCTCAAGCGCACCCTTCTCCATCACCAACCGGAAGAAGGGTTGGCTTGGGGGGTAGAGCGCCAGCAGCAGCTTGGCGCTGAGGGAGCTGACGCCCCTGGCACCCGCTCCTTGGTAGAGGGAAGGCAGCCTGTTGTCGGTGTTGCCAGTCCATCCCCAGTTCTGATCTGATTCAGGGATCAGGCTGGGAACCGTGAGTTGAGAACAGTCGATGGCACGCCGCAGGTAGGGCGAGCGTTCGGTGGTCAGCTGTGTCCAGCGAGATTGAGCGGTGTCGTTCATGCCAGCTGCAGACCAGCGAGGGGATTGGTGTTGGTGCCAAGGCCGGAGACGATGGCGAGATCGCTCAAGCTGTTGTTGGTTTGATCTCGGGTGGTGGTGCGCTGGTCACCCAGGGTTGCTGTGGCAGCAGATGGATTCAGGTTGGGAACGTAGGCCTGGCTGAGTGCAGATGCCTGGCGGGCCTGCTCGGTGTAGGCAGCCTGCGCAGCCTGGGCCTGCTGTTGCAACAGGTTGATGGTGCTTTGCGAGTTGGCCTGCTGCTGCAGCATCAGATCGTTGAGGCCTTTGATGCGCTGGTCTGCTGATGTGCTGGCAGCAGCAAGCTGATTGTTGAAGTCCAGTGTCAGGCCTTGAATGGTCTGAGCCTGGGCCGATTGCATTTCATTGATGCGGGCCTGAGCAGCATCCATCTGCTGCTGGTACAGGGCCTGCATGTTCTCGAAGCTGCCATCATTGGCAGGGTTGCTGGTGGTGGCGCCAGTGCCATCAGCTGCTGTGCCACCGCCTGCGCCGGGGATGGCGCCACCGATGTAGGTGAAGGCACCGCTGGCGTTCTTCACAAACTTGGAGCCGAGGGGGCGCACATCAGCGGTGCGCTGCCTGACGGTGCCGGATGTCACGTCATAGGTCTGCCACGCGCGTGGGGCGTAGGTGGCGATGCCGTCTCCAACTCGCACCCCAGTCAGGTCTTTCGCGCCACCGCCGAGGGTGACGTTGGGATTGGAGATGGCGTAGGGAGCGAGCTGAGCAGCGACGGATGCCTGCCCGTATTTCTGGTAGACCTTCTGCAGCTCACTGGCTTTGATGCGCCCGTCAGATCCGGCTGCCCCAATGGCTTTTTGTATTTGAGCCTGTTGCTTGGCTGCTTGCTTGTTGGCCTTCTTAGCCATTGATCAACCCCCTGAGGAAGCGGATGACAGATCTCTGTCCAGAAGCGTACCGAACCTGATCTATTGAGTCAGTCAATTCAGGTGTACGTTCTGGAAACAACTGATCAAGTGCATCCAGCATTTCCTCAGTGAGCTGTTGTCCGACGATGCGCTTTAACGTGTCGGGGGATTCCACAAGTTGACAGTGTGACTGTCAAAATTATATTCCCCTGCACGCAGTAGACGCATCAATCGGGCCTGTTGCGTTGCGACCTTGGATGGCTCGACCACTTTCCCTTTCTTCTCATACGTCCGAACAATCTCTTCCCAGCAATCCACAGGTCTTGCGA